ATCGGATCGTGCAACGTGACTGTGAGTGTCTCGAACGTGCCCTTACCCGCGATGTAACGCTTGTGGTTGATGTAGGGAATTTCCATTTCCTCGAACGAAATATTCGGCCGGGCTGCGGTCTTCATGAGGAAGGCGTCGATACCCTCGATCGCCAGCACCCACCTAAACTGTCGCTTCGGCTCAAACTTGTTGGGAAGCATGTCGGTAACTGCGAGTGTCTCTGCCATTTGTGTCTCCTAATGTGCACACATAAGTATGCGTTTCTCCAAATTTCTCTTAGATGCTGTTGCTCACGACAAAGTCGAGCGAAACGAACTCAACCGAACGCGTCGGCTGTAGGAAAATCTTTCCTCGAATAGTGTTGTTCTCAATGTCCGCCTGTGTAGTGGTTGAAGTGTCGATCAGCACCTTGTACCTGTCTAGGCCGCCCTGCGACTGAACACTGGCCAGAATGGGCTGGATTCGAGAATTGAAGGCCGCGATCGTCGAAGCCTGATTAGGCTCGAACAGGAAGGTCCTGGCCACGTCTCTCACTCGACGTCTGATGTCGATTAGGAGGCGTCTCACATTGACGCGGTCCAAAGCGCTCTGTGCCGCGAGCATAGTCTTCTGTCCAAACACTGTCACACCGCTCTCGGTGACCACGTCNCCGATGATCGGATTGATGTCTGCGCTATAGAGCTCGTCCCGGTTCGTCTGCAGAAGCTCGACCTTTGGATAGAGCGCGGCCGAAAGAGCGCCTCGTGTGAACCCAGCCGGTGCGAACCACGGAAATCCGATTGCATCATTGAGCGCGAACGCTCCCAGCACGACCGCCGACGGAGGCGCCTGCACGTTAGTGTTGGTTGCGGAATCTGTGATCACAACGTCCGGGAAATAGGCCGCCGCGAACGAAGAATCCATAGCTCTTCCCTCAAAAGTGTTCACTGTGTTGGCGACACTGATGGTCGCGTTGGATGATGTGACGTAGGTATTGAGCTCGTCCTTCTCCTCAATATCCATGAGATAGAGCGCGTCAAACCTTCGCTCGGTAGACTCGACTGCATAGTCAGTGACCGCCGGGTGTCGAATTCCGGGAATGGCGAGAAGCTGAATGTCGACATCCTGCTTGGCCTCCATCACATCAGTCGCCTTTCTGTAGGCTGCAACCGTCGGGCCATTCTTACCTCCCTGNTTGCTGGAATCGTCCATCTCTCTTCTGATTGCAACATCACTTATCTTAGACTTCTCAGNGTCGAAAATATTGGTACCGTCGAAGCCTCCCTGGAGCGGGAAGGTAAACTTGAAATATTTCTGGCTCGGTATGTGTGCCAGGTCCTTAGAGGCATTGATAAGTCGCGTCTTGTCGGACACATCGCCGTCTCTATCGAGAATGGAGCCACTCTGGACGCCACTTCTTCTGTAGACCGCCGCTGCCCACTGTTGCGGATCAGGTCGATCGTTCGATCCAGTAATTACCTGTACACGCTCCAGCGAGAAGAAGTTATTGTTGAATCGATCAGCGTCAAGAATGCATCCCCCAACGTCTGCTGTGCCCTCGTTGGCGCCAACAAGTGGATCTTGGTTCGTTGTGTAGAACTTCGGAAAGTACTTAGTGAACGAGAGAAGAGAAGCATCAATCTTCTCGTTCTTGTTGGGCGCGTCCTTGTTTGTCTTGACCTCGAACTGCACGCCCCAAGTGAAAGCGACCTCCACATTCTTTTTCGGTGTCACACCCACCGAAATCGACTCACGCAACGGAACCGGCGGCTGAACCACACTTCGCAGATGATCTGTGGAGATGCCACAAGCAATTGCTGCTCCGTTCCCGTATAAAAACGGCCCAAAGCTTCCTGTCAGGATCGAATCCGCGGTGTTGTTGGTTATCGAGGTTCCGGAGGTCACCAGGTGGTGGATTCCTCTGAACCCGCACGGTATCGCCGTCTCGTCCAGTGTCTCGTTCTTGAGCTCGCTGCTCAGCGTAACGCGAACAAAGTTGGACACGTTCGGATAGTCTCCCTCGACCACGATCTTCTGGCTTCCCGCATTGGCATCAAAGTCGAAGTAAGTGCGCTGGTCACCAATTCTCTTCGCGACGTAATTGTCGGAAGTCGGATCCAGGCTCAAGCCCCTGAACGATTCTACCACCTCAGGATTGAGATCATTGTCACCCCATCTGCGCACAACCAGATCGAAAGAGCCGTACTTATAATTGGCCTTCGAGGAGGCTGCGACGTTCTCGATGGTGATCTTGAACTCGCCGGAACCGATCACACCGTCAGACAGCGTGGTAACCTTGAAAAGGTTCTTGTTCGATCCACCAAATTCTTGCGACACGACGAACGGGCTGAACGCAGACTCGAACCGGTCCTCGAAGTTCTCAAAGTTTGGAACTCCAATAGTGGTGGTGCTAGTTGCTGANGCTTTATTTCTGGNAAGCGAAGAGGTCAGCAAAAGCGCGACAGGTTCCAGATTCGAGCCAGTCTTTGCCGTTGAACCGCCGGCGGCTACCACGCCGGTGCCTGTCACAACCGTCAGACTCGCATACATGTCGTAGTGTGTGTACAGATAGTGTCCTGCATTCTCAATCTTTGTCGGATCAGTGTTTAAGACATTAGCAAAATAGTTTGCCACCTCGGGATCGAACGACGCAGTGATGATATTGTTGTGAGTCGCGCTGTTCTTGAGACCGTTAAGCAACATCACAAACTCCTGCTTGGAATTTGCCTTGTTGACAGAACCGATATTAGCGCCAGCATTTTTAGAACCACTGAACCCGTTATAAGACACTATATTCGCTGCTGGCGTCATATTACCAGCTCCACCCTCGGGGGTTCGGACAAGGTTGGAGCTCAGCGCTAACACGACACCCGAGGGCGCCATGATCACACCTCGCAAAATCGGTGCCGCAATATTCGCCCCAACAGTCTGAATTCCCGCATCACTGAAAATTGTCGAACCTACACTCTCAGACATAAATGCCGCGAGAAAGTAGGATCTGCCAAGGGCACCGTTGGAGGCACCGGTGGCTGCTCCAGCCTTCGCATTTCTGCCGATGTTTCCGTTCGACTGGGGCAGCTGTTGTCCCACAACAAAACCGGAATTTGTGACCTTGCCCGCATCGTTTCCAGTCGAAGTTCTCTTCTTGCCGTCTCCAGCTCCGAGAACTCTTATAAAGGTTCCGGCACTGGAATTTCGCAGCCACTCACGCATTGCGATAGGGCCAAACTTCTCACCGTCACTATTACCGAACGTCGAGATAAAGTCCTGAAAAGTCGCAACTGTGACAGGCACAAAAGCAGGACCTCTAACCGAAGTGCCCACAACACCCGCTGGAACTCCGGATGGAGTTATTTGCGTTGGTCCAGAGAGGTCTATCTCCCTCGCGATTACACCTGGACTAACTGGAAATGTAAGCTCTGCCATTTTTTCTCCTACCCCTTTCTCTACTTATTGTCTTACTCAAAGCTAACACCATTGTTTGTGATGACGAAGTCCACCGAAATGAACTCGACTGCACGTGTTGGCACCACTTGGATTGTGCCCTTCATTCTATTCTGATCAATTTCAGACTGCGGATTATTCGTCCCATCGCAGATCACCTTGAATGCATCAATTCCCTGGCGCGCCTGTACGAACGTCAATTCCTGCGTCGTCTGCCCCACAAATCGTGCTCTAGTAGCAGCATTATTCTGCTCAAAAATGAGTTTTTGAGCAATACCAACAATTCTACGCTTGATATCAAGCATCATTCTTCTGACATTAATTCGATCCAACGCACTTTGAGCGACCTGCAGTGTTTTCTGCCCAAAAATCACGAATCCGGATCTCGGAAAAGTGGCGATTGGGTTGATCTTTGCATCATAGAGATCATCTCTGTTAGCTGCGGAAAGCCTGTTCTCCACATTGGTCACAAAATCTAGCGCACCCCTGTTGAATCCCGCTGGAGCGAACCACACCTGCTGTGTTCTATCGTTAAAACCAATCGCCCCCAACGCCGCAACTGAGGGCGGCGTCTGGACAACTCGATTATTTATTTCGTCAGTAACTGTCACATCCGGAAAGTAGACCGCGGTGTAGTTGTTGTCAACAGCTCTACCTTCAAACTTATCAATCGTCTTTGTAACACTTGATCGTGCAGATGAGTCATCGTAAAGACGATTTGAACCCTTATCGTACTCGATGATATCCATCAAGTAGAGCGCCATGCCGTAGTCCTTGGTTTTCTGCATGGCGTGATCAGTCACATAAGCCTCTCGCACACCCGGAATCGCCAGCAGATTGATTTTTGATGTCACCGGATTGGTGATAATGTCGATGGCTCTGCGCACGGATGCAATATTGTTATTGAGGCGACCCTTACCTGCCTGATTAATTCCGCTAGATGCGGTCAAGCCTATATTGGTGGTAGCGCCAGCCTTGCCGCCTGTATCAGACGAGAAAGCTCTGTCTCTAAAGTAGAACTGATCTGTGTCGAGAATATTTACGCCGTCGAACCCACCATAAAAAATATTAGTGAACTTATTGTAATNAGTGAATCTATTGAACAGCGCGGAAGACGTGGCAATCAAAGATGCCAGTGTAATTCTGTTAGCTCGNNCACCATCTGTGACCGTATACACACTGGGGTCGGGACGACCGTTTCTGACATAGGCCGTGTCCAGCATGTGTTCTGATGCTGTACCTGTCACCCGTGTCACCACCTGGGCGAGTGTCGATCCAGTGACGCTGAGCGCGACTCGTGCCAGTGTGAACTTGTTATCGTTAAAGAGGTCCGCACCTGTGCCTGTCACATGTGCATCAAGCAGGTGAATTCCCGAGAACTTTGTGTAAGCGCGAACCAGTGGGTTGATTCCGGCGCCCTCATTGGACCGAAGTGCTGCGTTACCAACACCGAGATTGCTATCATTGCTCGAAGACACTGGGATCGGATCTGTTTTGACACCCCAGTAGAATCTCGNGTCGACGCGTTCAATTTTCCCTGCCTCGCCCAAGAAGGTGGGTGCCGATTTAACCGCGCCCCTAGTGGCTTTCACTCGCAACGGCAGCGGAGGCACAATTGATCCGGTAAGAGAATGTGCAGACGTGGTTGTTGTCCCACCACCGATGCCCGACGCCCCGAGTCTTCGAGTCGACGACGCACCCACCGCCGTACCCTGTGAGCTGCTTATTGGAGTTTTGGAGTCGGTCAAGGTGTCATTCGTCTTGAGTGCTGGCATGCCCCGGAATCCGAAGGGCAACGACTCCTTCGGAATCTGCTTCTTCTCAACCTGTTCGTCCATCACAATTCTGATTCGCTGCGACACATTCGGATACTTGCCCGTGACGTCCAGGCGGCGTTCATCTGGATTCTCCTGATCGAAGTTGTACCTCACCTTCTTGTCGCCGATCAGACGTGCGACATATCGATCCGAATTGGGATTGAGCGAGCACTCTGGGTATCTCTCCAGAATTTGTGCGTTACCATCACTGTCCTCAAAATTTCTGATCTGCACCTCAAATAACCCGTACGGTTGCTTCTCATTAGTGCTAGCCCTGAGGCCGGCGATCGATACCTTGAACTTCTCGTTCGCGTAAACACCATCGTCGAGAGTCTCAAATCGAAACAGATTGTACTCCATTTCTCCGAATGGCTGCGAAATAAAGTCGGTCGTTCGAGGTGTCGTGTACCGGGTATCGAATCTACCGTAAAGATCCGCAAACGCAATTCCGCTGATTCCAGATGCCGCCGACTCGGACGCCGATCCGGATAAGATTCCAACGGTCGCGTTGCTGCTGTCCGAAATCACCGGAGCAAGATCAGCCTCCACTGCGTAGTCCAAATAGAGCAGGTGCTCCTCCTCCTGAAACTTCAGAGGATCAGTATTGAGTACCTTGCTAATGTAAGCGCCATCGTTTGGATCCAGAGAGGCTGTGAGAATTTTGATTCCCTTCTTGTTCTCATGGTTACTCCAGCCGATACCCGACGAGGAACTTAGCACAATCTTAAAATATTTTGCCTGAGACAGCGGGCTGTCTCCAATTGCACCAACAGTTGCAGCATTGTAAGTCGATGCCACCAAATCGCGATAGGACGAGGAATGGCTCAGCGCCATCATGCGTGTCCCAGTCGCCATAAGAACGACACCTCTCACCAGATACATCGCTGACGCATCATCGATGCTACCGTTATCGGTAAAAATTGGAAATCCATTGACCTCATCACCGTCCTCGGCCTTGTGCTTTGCAACAATCATCTGGACGTAACCCTGCTTGCCGCTCAGGGTGGGATCATCAGAAGTCGAGCCTGCAATTTTGAAGCCTGCATTGGCAACAACTCCCCCAACACGAGTATTAGCAAACTGGGTGGTGGTCTCATTGGAACCGGCACCGAGCAGTCTAATGTAAGTTGCCGATGTTCTGTTCTTAAGCCACTCATTAACGGCGTACGGTCCAAATCGTTTGGCATCAAGGGTTCCAAACTTCGTTTCAAAATCAGCGAAAGATCCCACAGTGACAGGAACGAACGCGGGTCCTTTCTTGGCGGTTCCAATGACGCCGGCCGGAACACCCGCCGGAGACGCTCGGCCGCCTGACAGGTCAATTTCCTGATCGAAAAAACCGGGTGATCTAAATGTCTGCTCAGCCATATTTTCTCCTGTACTCCTCTATCTAACAGTGCGCCATCTGTAAGTATCTCGTTAATTTTGAAACGCTCACCAAATCAGTGAACTTCTCGATAAACAGTCTCCCCATTTCGGTTATAGCGTGTCTTTACGACGCTTTTTTTCTGGGTGCGTTTTCCAAAGGGATCAGTGATTGTCTCAACAGTTCTCTGACGCACGTCATTGACCGCAGCACCGATCAAAACCGAATCATCTCTGTCTGGAGAAGAAGCGTTCAAATTTCTAGTGTCGTTATACGTCACTGACTCCTGACCGGCTACAGCACCCCCGGGTAACGGTGCACTAATTCTTCTCGCGTCGTCCAAAACATAACTGTCCGGATTTCCACTAGGCGCTCCCACACTGACGTCGCTTAAAATTTGTGCAGACGTCAAGTCCAACTCAAACGACAACTGGGGAGACGACAATACTGACCTCAATCGATTAGGCGCACCCGGGTACGTCTCCCCCAGTAAATATCCGGGAACCTTCAGCGTGAAGGATGTCCTGATGATCCGTTCATCGTCGGTAAAATCATCAAAATTATTGCCAGGCGCAAATCCTGATTCCATATAAGCCACAAATGTGTAACCCTTTTGCGTCTCAAGTCTGAATGTTCTTTGGGCGTAGCTCTGCGCATTTGACATGATCGACATAATGATATTGTTCATCTGCTGGACATACTGTGCCCATACAGTCACCTCATAAGTAGCTGTTATAAAATTTGGTGGAGGCATCTCGATGACTTCGAAGATATTGTTGTCCAAATTTAATTCGAGCAAATTTCCCGCTCGAATTTGGTCAGTGAGAGGAGCAGACCCTCTTCGAGACGCAATCCTTCCCGGCTCAGCGCCCTCTAGTGGACTACCTGAACTTTCGTTTAAAAATGCTTCTCGCGTTGCTAAATTATCGGAATTTTTTAAACCCAGCTTATTGATAAGTCTTTGGTATCTCGGATCCTTTTTGGAGATCTGCTTTTTAATGATGTGCGGCACAGAGGTGTTAGATGCCAGGCCCATCTCGTTCTCCTGTGTCAGGTTCGATCTCATGATCGAAATGACAGGCAGAATCAGCGCATTATTTTTGTCCCGCAGGGGTTTTTTGCGCGCGATAATCGCGAATCTTTCGCCACCCGCAAACACAATGGGAACCCGCTGTGTCTTCTTCTTGTAGGAGTAAGTCAAGGGAAGATCCTTGTCAAATAGATTAAAAAGTGCCCTATCGATGTCCTCAATTGTACAGCTGGGAAGCTCCAGAAATGTGTCTGATGTATTTTTACCCGAAGATGGTGGATTACCAGGTCGGTTAGCCTCGAGTTGTTCACGCGTTGACATGTTTAGCTCTCACCGTAAAATGACGATCCAGCACCGGAGTCGTCTCCCCGAGGCGAGACCTCCGCGGGTCCCGTTATTGGCGCGTCAAGAACATCCTTTTGTTGCATCGATCTAACGTCACCGGTCTCGCCTAGACGATTCTCAGTAAATCCTCTCTGCTGGACAAAGGTCTCCTGCACCGCATCCGGATCTGTATAGGACTCGGATGTGGGACCGAGAGGGTTCTTAGAAATCTGGCCCAGTCTTGCCTGCTTACCGGTAAGTTTAATTCCCATTGCATGCTCAATCTGCCCATAAATATTAGAATCATACACCAATTGGGCTATCTCAAAGAATGTGCTGCCGTAGGAAAAATAATCACCAATTTTAGCGTTGATGTTTCTGTTCAGAAGATCTTCGTAATGCAAGTATACATCAATAGTGTAATATTCTTCCACCCCGTATCGATTGGTTCGAACATCCTCAGGTTGATATTCAATCCGCGCCTCGATCTCTATTGGTGGATCGAAGACCTTATCAGGTGCCTCCTCGTAAACATCGTGTACCTTGGTTACATCAGCACGAATTGCATAATAATAGATCTTTTGACCAACGACATCCTTGATAATTTCCTTGGTGGTATCGTTGATGAAATCGATCTCTCGTGGAGTCAAAAATAATCTAGACATGACTCATCATCCTATCGTGATCACTCGGCCGTTCGGAATTGGAATCCTTCGCAAAATATTCTGTAAGTTCTCCGCAGCAGCAGCCTCATCCTCAAGCATCTTGCTGTAAGTCAACTCCTCCAACATCTCGGTCAGCTTAGTCTTGAGATTAGTTTTTTCCTCTCTACCCTGTGTAACAAGATCAGAACCATTCAGGGACAGATCACCCCCAGGAATAGGTACCGAGTCAAACTTGGACCTAATCAGGCCCAACAATTCGGTACACAGCGCCAGTGTATACTGTCTGATCCACTGTCGACCGATCGAATTAATTCGTGAAAATGTTAATCTGCCAAAGGGCACATTTGATAAATTGGACACACCATAAATTCCTGGATCTGCAATTCCGGGATTGAGAGGATCAGGACTGAACTGCACTCTTATCCAAAGTTTCTTGGGATTGTTCTGCACTGGCATTGGATAAATTCTAATATTCTTTCCGACGATCTTGTACGAATAGTTCGACCTACGAACTCGATTCGAGAGGTCAAGTTGTCCTCCACGCAAAATATCCTCGAACACAGGCAGCACGTAGAAAACCGTCTCAGGTGTAAACGATTCAAACGCAAACTCATTGTTGAGGTAGTTAATCGCTGACGTGGTATCAAAAAAACGATAGGCCGCCTGTGAGCTGAAGTGGAACACCTCCATTATCTTCATCTTACTGTTCGTTGTGTTAAGACTGCTGCTGAAAACCAGATTACCGTCGCTGTCTTTGAGTGTCTCATAAATGTCGTAGTCCTGTTGTTTTTTGACAAGATCGATCGATCCCGACACCGAGTTGTAAGAACCACCCAAACCTGCTTCCATGGAATAAGGCTCAGCTCTTCGGAGCATGAACTCAAGGTTCTCTCTGGGAAACTTCTGTTCGTGGCCAGACAAACTTCCTGTGGTCGCCCCCAATAAATTCGCCAACTGTGATTTTGCCTGATACTGATTAATAATCGATCCATACTCCAGAAGTGACTCCTCAAAACAAGCCCAGACCTGCTTCTTGGTCAGCTCAACACTCAACACATCGTCGCCCAACTTTCTCTTGACAAATGTGACCATCGCGTCAGACTCGACCTGAAAGTCTGGGTTGGTATCGAAAAATCCGAACGGAGTCGGGTTTAATGTGTTAAGAAAACTTGTCATTTCTGCCCTGCAACTAAATATCGTTGCCGGATCGAAGCTTATTCAAAGAAGTTTCTGTGCAAAAAGCGCCGCGGCCATCAAAAATTGAACCACAGCAAAGATTGTTACCGCCCTCGTCTTGAAAGCCTCGTGAGACTTCACCTGATCAGCAAGATCCTTCATCTGTGTCGGGGAGAAGATTTCGTCCACCTTCTCCTTCCAGATCTTGAGATCGTCCACCTTGGTCTCCTTGGTCTCAAGCCTGAGAATGTCTTTCCTCACCTCATGAAGTTCGGTTGTCAGCGTCTGAATTCCCTCGGACAGGACTTCGAGCTCCTTCAGTACAAGCTTGGAGTACTCGTTCCAGCCGTTCTGCACATTGGATTCATTCCCCATTCTTAGCCCCCACCACCAAAGCTATCTTTCTAATCTCGTCAATTCTCAAGCTGGGTTTGTCAAATTCGGAACTCGTCAGCACCGCAACAATTTTATCAAAAAGATCCGCCTTTCGGCACTTCTCCCGGTCCTTTTGGGTGATCGTGTCCAGCATCGTGTAGAGCTTCTCATATCTACCGCTGGTGTTGAGACACTTCTTTTTGATAGTCATTTTTGTTCGTTTACCCCGCAAGCATGCCGGCTAGCTTTTGCCAACGCTCCAAAATTTGAGCGTCGGAATTCACCCGCCCATCTGT